AACTGCGAGTTCCCGGAGGGCACGACCTCTAACGACATTCGTAAAGCTGGCATGATTGTGTTGAAGTCGATTGGCGAGAATAAGGCCGACTTCAAAATCCTGTCCCAGCCCCTTGACCAGACCCAGACGAAGGTGCTGGTTGACCACCTCAAAAACGAGGTCTACAGGATTTGCTCCATGCCACTGGTCAGTGAGCATGGAACGACCTACGACACCACGGGTAGCGCGGTGCTGGCGAACAGTGGTTGGTATCAGGCCGATTGTGCCGCCCGGAACACCGAGGACCTTTTCAGGGAAAGCAACAAGCAGTTCGACCGTATTTTCGTGGAAATCTTGAAGCGGCGCGGCCTGCTGGACATCAGCTTGTCCGACTTCGAACTGCACTTCGACCACGGCGAGACGGCGAATGTCCAGTCCAAGGCGCAAGCGTTCCAGACGTTGCTTGCCGCTGGTATGCATCCGGAATTGGCCGCCGCCAAGTCTGGTATCTCCAACGACCCTGTGGCTGACATGAAGCAGTCCGAGGACTACCTCAAGATGATCTGGGGCGACCCGTCCAAGGTTGACGAGGTTGAGGAACAGACCAACGGACAGGGCGAAGCGGAGATCGTCGAGAGTGACAGTTTCAACGGCGAAGATGAAACGGGTGGGGCCGTATGACGATACTCCCGGTTGACGAGATAAACGCCATGAAGGACCGGCTGAAAGTCCACTTCACTGACGGAGAGGACGGCAAGCCCGGAACCGGCAGAATCAAGTCAAAAGAGGATTGCGAGGACATCATAGACGAGTTGCTGGACCTGTTTTTGCTGTCCTATGCCAATGGTGCTACTGCAACCAATGCCGAACTTGGAACGGCCCTGATGCCCTCTGTAGACGCTGTGGATGCAGCTGTGAACGCTCCTGTAGCCGGTAAGACTTGGCGGGAGAGGGTAGAGGACTATTACGAGTCTGGCGGCTCCCTGTACGATATCACTCGGATAGCCGAAACGGATGCAACGAGGATTTACAACCAAGGGGCCGTGGATGCAGTAGTTGCAAACGGCGCAACATCTTCGGTGTCGAAGCGTTGGCGCACGATGAATGACGACAGGGTGCGTGACACTCACGATTACCTTGAGGGAATGGTCGTGCCATTTGAATCAAGGTTCTACAGCTTCGACGGCGATAGTGCTGAATATCCGGGCGGGTTCGCCCTCCCAGAGAACAACATTAACTGCCGCTGTGTTGTTGAGGTAATTCGCGGCTGATGCCGCTAGTTATGGTCAGGAAAGACCTTAATCGTACCCCGGAGACAACCGGGTCAACAAACAGATAAAGTGCGGAGACAACCGCCTAAACAAACGGAGGTTTAAGAACATGGACGAAAACACTGTTGTCACCACGACCACGGATGCTACCACCCCTGATGTGGAGCAGACCGAAGTTGTCAAGACTGAACCCGCAAAGACCGAAAAGCCTGATAATGCAGAAGTCGAAAAGCTGAAAACCCTGTTGTCCAAGGCCAACGGCGAAGCCGCCGAGTATAAGCGTCAGTTGCGCTTGAAACAGACCGAACAGGAACGGGCCGAAGCCGAACGCGCTGAACAGGAACAGGCCATGCGGGACGAACTGGCTACGTTGCGCAAGGAAAAGGCCGTCAGCGATTACACAGCCAAGTGTGTTTCGCTCAAGATGGACGCTGACCTTGCCGCGCAGACCGCCAATGCACTGGCAGATGGCAACATCGATGCCATGTTCGACTGCCTGAAAGCGTTTGTTGAGGCGACCGAAACCCGCCTGAACAACGAGTTGCTCAACCGCCAACCGGGTCTTTCGGCTGGCACACCGCCCACGACAAACACCACCGTGGACACGGACTATGAGAATATGCGCCGCTGGATGATGGGTGCATCTTCTCGAAGATAAACCAAGAAAGGATGATTGAGTATGGCGACTACTGTCACCGCTCCCGTGACCAATACGATTGGTCTTGCCAGTCGGTATCTGCCGATTCTGGATGAAATTTACAAGTATGGTTCCCTGTCCTCCCTGCTGGACACCGCCTCCGAGCGCGTCCGCTGGATTGGCGCAAAGACCGCCAACATCTTCACCATCGACCCCGTGGGTATGGCCAACTACAGCCGTAACGCCGGTTTTGTTCCCGGCGATGTGAACGGCTCCTGGGTCCCCTACACCATCGAGATTGACCGTGGGCGTAGCTACATGGTCGATGTGATGGACAATGACGAGTCTATCGGCATGGCTTTCGGCTCCCTGGTGGGCGAAACCGAGCGTACCGAGGTTGTCCCGGAACTGGATGCCTACCGCTTCGCCAAGTATGCGGCCAACGCCGGTACTACCGTTGCCGCCGCGCTGTCCACTGGTGCGGCTACCGTAGCCGCTATCCAGACTGCGGAAGCTGCTATGGATGATGCCGAGGTTCCCTATGAGGGCCGAATCCTTTTCGTGTCCCCCACCACCTATAAGAACCTGAAAGACGGCATCACCCGCTTCACCGAGAACGGCGACCCCGACATCAATGGCAGGGTTGAAATGTACGACGATATGCGAATCGTCCGCGTCCCCGCTGGCCGGTTCAACACCACCATCACCCTGAACAACCCGACCACTTCCTCTGCGGTCGGCGGCTACACCGCCTCTGGTGATGCTATCAACTTCATGGTGATTCACCCCTCCGCGACCCTCCAGGTCGTGAAGCATGTGGTTCCCCGCGTGTTCTCCCCGCAGGTGAATCAGGAGGCCGATGCGTGGAAGTTCGACTATCGAATTTATCACGACTGCTGGGTGCTGTCCAACAAGACCAAGGGCATCTATCTGCACAAGTCTGCCTAATGGGCATCGTCCGCAATCCTGACGGCTCCATTACGGTGGGTATCATCCCTGCCGAGAAGCCGAAGGAAGAACCTCCTGCCCCGGTAAAACGGGGCGGGAGGCCCCCGAAGAATAAGTGAGAAAGGAGTGTCGAGAATGACCGTCGAGGAAAAGCTGAACATGGTAAAGACCATCATGGGACCTGATGCCCCCGATGATGACACTATCATGTCGTACCTGACACTTGCCAAGACCGAGATTCTCCAATGGCGGTTCAGCTACAACCCGGACGATATGCCCGATGATGTACCTCCCGCCTATGAGATGACGCAAGTGTACGCCGTGGTCAACGGCTTCACCCAGCGCGGTCTTGAAGGTCAGAGTGTGAGCATCGAAAACGGCATCCATCGGCACTTCGATTTTACCGACATGACCCGGTATATCCGTCAAAACGTGATTGCCTACGCAAAGGTGTGATGGACGATGGCGAGGACATGTTTTCGCAATAAACAAACATTCTGGTATGCCCTTTATGACGCTACGGTCCCGACCTACGACTCAAACGGCTATCAGAATGGGTCACATGCCACTTACCACAATCCCGTTAAGACCAGCGGTAATATCTCACCGGCGAAGGGCGACGTTGTGGCGCAACAGTTTGGCGACAATGACCGATACGACAGGGTGATTATCACCGGCGACCGAGACACTCCAATCAATGAATACGCGGTGCTGTGGATTGATACGGTCCCTGAACTTGACCAAAGCGGCGCACTGAAAGTCAACGCTAACGGCGAGATCGTAACTCCGTGGGACTACATCGTGTACCGTATTGGGCGCGGGTTGCCGAACTTCGGCAGCACTGTAATTGCAGTAAGCAAGGTGACGGTCGCATGAGGACAACGGTAATCACCATCAACCCCTTTGACCCGTCAAGCGTTGATAAGGCGGTCCGTGAACTGCGTCAATACTCCGAGAGAGTTAAACGCAAGATGGAAGAACTGCGTGAAAGAGTTGCGTACTTCATTGCGAAGGACGCAAGCGCAGTTTTCAATACCGCCGTTGCCGAGGACGATATGCGCGAGGGTATTATCACTGGTAGCGTTCAGGTGAGCGTTGAACCGGGTGGCGACAATACTACGCTTATCATTGCTGACGGCGAGGATGCCGTGTTCATGGAGTTTGGTGCTGGTGTGTACTACAACGGTGCTGTAGGCAGTTCACCAAACCCGTGGGGAAATGACCTTGGTTTTACCATTGGTAGCTACGGCAAGGGAAACGGCAAGAAAGAAGTCTGGGCGTATACGGGCGCGGATGGACAAATCCACCTGACCCACGGCACACCGGCTTCTATGCCCCTCTACAGGGCCGTACAGAGCGTTCGACAGGATATTGTGAACATAGCAAGGGAGGTATTCGCAAGTGATTGACTGTGAGTCCAAAGTCTTTCAGCATTGTGCGGATGCCTTCCGTGCTGAATATCCAAACGGCTATATCTCCCCTGAATACGTCCCCCAGCCGCCGTGTTTTCCCGCCTGTAGCGTGGTAGAGATGGACAACACCGTACACACCCGCGCTATGGACAACGGCAACATCGAAAACGCGGCAGATGTGATGTACCAAGTAGATATCTATAGCAATCTCATTGATGGTAAGAAGGTACAGGCCAAGGCGATACTGGCACTGATTGACAATCAGATGTCCGGGTATCGCTTTCAGCGCACCTACTCAAACCCTGTCCCTAACTACAATGATGCGCGTGTTTACCGCATTACCGCACGGTACAGGCGCATGATAACGACCACCGAACAAATCTAAGGAGGAATGAAGTATGGCGGCTAT